AGGGTAGCAACCCCGCCTCTTTCGTGCATCTCGCCACCTTCTCGGTATAACTGCACAAATTCATATGCTGCCTGTTCCAGATCTTCCGGCTCTACGATGTCCTCCTGCCAGTCTTCAATCAGTTCTCCATCTGATCGGATGGAAACATTCGCCCACCCAAAAGCAAGCATCTGTTCATCATCACGCTTTGTGATCTTGAACATTCTCTTTTTCACTTTCTTTTCCGGGGACTCCCTGGCTTTTGGTTCCATCTGATCTCCGGATTTCTGGATCATATCTGAAAATTTCTTCATTTTCACTTTTCTCCTCTTCTCAACCTCATTTTCTGTCAGCTGATCTGCTGTGCATTGAAACTTGCTCGTCCCAAAACCAAAGGCACCGGCTAATTCCTCTTTCGTCATAGAAGTTTTGCGCTTTCTTCGCTGTAAACTCCTCTTCGCTTCCACTGCTCTATCACCTCTTCCTTCGTTGCATACGACCATTCCGTTTCTTTTCTGCCAGTAACTTTCATTCGGATTATTGTGTCCGCTCCGTCCTGGCCTATATCGGTCACCAGAAAATCAGTCCCTCTGTTCAGCAGAAATTCATACTCTTCTGGTTTTCCGGACAATGGATTTACCCAGGCTCCTACACCTTGCCCTTTAGGAACGCTTATCTCCATGAAGATATTTCCGCTTGCCTGTTTCTCTCTGACAACGGATGTGCTGACAAAACCATCATCATGGAACGTACTTCCTATCCTTGTCTGCAACTTCTCCAGAACATCGTTCTCACAAGTTCTGAACACCTTAATGTCTTCCGGAAGCTCAAACTTTGATATGGCAGAACTGATATCCGAAATCATCTCTGAAATTTTACGGTTGCCGAGATCATCCCACAACTTAACCTGGTTTTCTGTCATTTCTCTTCTCAGTAATCCATTAACCGCACTGTAATCTGGTCCGCAATAATTTGTAATTGATGCCTCTTCCTGTGATGTTGTTTGCTGGCTCCACTTTCCATACGGTGACTGAGTTTTGAAATAATCCAGTTGCCTGTCATATTCTTCCCGATCACTTCTCCGCAACGATCTGTCTGGCCGCTTTCCGAAGTATTCCTCGGCCTCTTCGCCGGATGAAAACTCTTTCTGTTCTTCTGCATCCACCTCTGTTTCAATCTCAGTCATGTTTTCCGGCTGAAATACAGGTGGCTCAATCTCAATGTACTCAACAGCACAAGCGCAACGTGGATGTGCTGGCGGTAGCATTTTCTGACCGGTAAACAAAAGACGGCCCTTAAAATCGAAATTATCATCCATCTCGATTTCAGTACCGTCTAATGCAGCGCAAATGGAACAAACCGAATCATCTCCGGATGTGATCCATCTCTTGATTGTCTTTCCTATAAGGCTTTGGGACTGTGCCTGTCTTACTCCTTGGTCGGCTCCTCGGTTGTACGCAAATTCCAGTTCTGTCTGAGCTATAGTGAAAGCTCTCTGCCGATGTTTCTGCTCTGCGTACTTCTGTGCCGCATCCAGTGCCTTCTTCCGGATGTTTTCCGGCTTCATTCGTGGATGATTAGTTTGCAATGTGGCCTTTACGGTATCGTACAGCTTCAATGCCGCTTTTGTGTCACCGTCTGTAAGGCCTATACATGGGCGAATGAATCTTGCCAGTTCGTCAACCGTGTGCTGATCTGTGATCTTCTTTACCAACAACGACTGGATGGCCTTTTTCTGCTCTGCTGTACACGATGTCACAAATTCAGCTCCCCTGTCTTTGATCCACGATACAATTCCAGGGTCCTGCGTATTGATGCTGAATGATAAGCTATCAAGCATCGGCTGACCGGCAACGCCTGCCGCCATTGCAGACATCCATACACCTACCATCTTTTTCTCAACCAGGACTGAATAATCTTGCTGCCAATCCTCGAACTGCTTCTGTGTGAGCATACCGCTTTGCACTACTTCCCTCAGTTCTTTATAGGTGATGGCATTTCTTTGGTCTTCCCAAAAGCTGCAAAGGATTTCTACTGGTTCGCTGGTATTCTGGTTCAAGAAACCCTGCAGTCTGTTTAGAATCTCCTGAGCATTCTTTGACTTCGGTTTCAGCTTTGCTTTCGCCTTTTTCACTTGACCTGGCGGTCTTATCAAAAATGCCATACCTACACTCTTCCCAAGCGTTTTTTGGCCGCTTCTACCGCTTCCTCGGAGATTTCCTCATCATCTTCTTTCGGTTCCTTGCCTGCGGCTGTTTCGGGTTCTGGTGGGTCATTCTGTCCCTGCTGTTCTTCCCTTGTCTGGCTCAACTCTCTAGTATCATCCGTTCTTTCCGGAAGCTTCCCGATCTGCCTGATATAATCTTCCAGACCATCATCTGGTACCAAAACTCCAATTCCAACCATATCCTTAACAAACGCAGATACCTTCGCAATGTCGGCATCTTCAATGTCTCCATGCGTCAGCTTTGGATAATCTGTAATTCCAGCAAAATGGTCTCCGTTAATATCGATCAGATTCGGTATTCCCTGGCTATTGAACGTCTCTGCAATAATATCCAGATACGCACCGCAGGCCATCGCAAACAATTCTGTCTTGTCTGAGCTTAAAGCCCATGAACCATTTTGCTGATGCCCTAAGAAAATAAAGTCTGCCAGAACTGTCATAGCAATTCTAGTATCGTAGCGGTCAATAATCGCATTGGTGTCGAACTGTCTGGAGCCGCCAGTGCTTAAAAGTTCCATCTTGAAGCCCCCGGGAAGAACGAGGCCTTCTCTTTCATCTCTACGGACACCTCGAACCATATTTTCCAGCTCTGCTCTAATCCTTGATATGGTTTCGTCTTCAGAGTTCCATATATCCATGTCTTCCGGAGTGTAAATCACCGGCAGTCCGGCAAGATCACGTTCAATGCCAATGCCTTCAATCTCCTGGATTCTTCTCTTGAAATGCCATGACCGGTACGCATTTCTCAAAATGCTTCTACCTTCTGGATTGTCCTTTCGTACCTTGGTTCTAAATAGCAGTGCCTTACTCATCGGGATTGTCAGTAGCCCAAAGTCCGGCGGTGGCATCTGCGTCATGCCTACCAGATTATCTGCTTCATCGTATTCCCACTGGTACAGAGTTTCCTGAGATCGAATAGGGAGCTTCGCCCATCCGATCAAACCATCGCTGTATTTGCTTCTGGTTCTGGTATCTCTTGTATTTCCCATTCTACGCTTGTACACAATTTCATGTAGGCTCCAGCCATAAGTAAGGAATGACAGGATCTCTGAGACTGTATCAACCCATGTACTTTGCATATCATCCATACATGATTGTACAAACTCAGCTGCTTCCCGGTCTTTTGCTGTGCCTCCTCCCGGTTCTACAATCCAATCGGTCTGCCGAACCAGCATTTCTATCGCATAAAGGATCGCACCGACTACATCATCATTCTCTGACATTTCTCGGTAAATCTCTACTCCTCTGCTTCCTCTCAGTTCCGGAAGAAACTCTTCATAGATAACTCCACCGTAACGCCTCTGGCCGATGCGTCCTATTTCTTTACTCACTTTACATCAGCCTCCTTTTCTGCCCGCAGGCTTTTATTCTGAAGCTCACTCCGTATCCAGAGTCAGCAATCTGAACTGTTTCTCTGACGATGTAGCCAGCAACCGCCGACTTAGCCAACGGCCATTGCGTTCCACATGGCTGATTTACTGCTTGGAATGCTACACCAGTTACTCCTACACGCAACCAAACGGATCGGTTCTTATTTCCTCCCGGTCCGTTCCTGCTGTTTATGCTATTCTGCAATGATAACATCATGCTCACCGCCTCCTTTATGAAGCCATCTCGTAATAGATCACGCCGCATCCGCTTGATA